CAGCCATGTTCTTTTACCCCCTTATTTTCTTGACCTTACCAACGGTATTCTAAAGTCAAGCCTTCGTGTTAAAGCATCTAGTTCAGGGTCAATATAGTCTTGTCCCTCATGCTCCCACTCCAATAAGTAGTGGTTACCATTATCAACTTGAACAATTCGGTCCGTCAGCAGTCCAGTAATCTCTTCCAAGTAGTCGTCTAGTACTGTGAAATCTTCTTTTTCTACATAAATCCAGACGTGCATTAACCTTGTGCGGAATCTTGGTCCGGAGGGAACACGTGCAATTGGTCCAAACGTTATTACACCATAAGGCTTTTCCGTCCGATCTGTGGCTAGAAACGGTTGCCACCAATCCTTAATACTGCTTTCTTCGGTCAACACATCATATATGGCGAGCCTTAACTCCTTCATCGTCCTCGCACCACCCGTTCCACATCCCTGTAGTAATCGGCGATGTGTTGCGAAACAGTTGGTTGCAAAATCGAAAACCTTCCTTGGTGACCAAGTTCTAGGTGTATACCGTATGGTACTTGGTGAGCAATTCGAGTACGTATTCGTGTCGGCTCTGATAGAACGTATCCGAGTAGTCCCCGTCTAGCCATTCCCGTACGATCTGTCCATGGACGGTTAGCCTTCGAGTATGCTTGCATGGCTTTTGCATAATCACTTGAAACAGATTCGAGTGCTTTAACCGTGTTATTTACATAAGTGTTCAAATTCCGTAGTACATTATTCATTCCCGTCAGTCTCACCAACATAATCACCTGCCTGTGCTACACATTGTAGCCAACCAACTTGATTGAAGTGTCTCATCGGGTCAATATCTACTACTGTAAACAAAGTTCCGTATTGAACGAACGTGTCGTCACGTTGAATATCCGTGTTCGGTGGGGCTATAATCACCCAATACGTGTCTAACGATTCTCCACCCTCACCTACGTTATCATCATGTCTTCGAGCGGGGTAAAGTTCAACAAGCTGTGGGTCTAGTTCAACCGTTTCAGTCTTAAACCCACCACCTCTAGCTTTAGTACGAGTTGTGCGGGTCAAAACAATTTCAATTCCGTTTAGTTCCATCACCTGTTCCAGCATTTCTTGCTGAAGCTCGTACAAAGACATTCCTTCACCCCCACTAACCAACGATTACCGAAGAACCACTACTTCCAATGCTTTTACGTACTTCTTTCTTCACTTCCTTCGCCAACTCCATGAGGGAACGAGTGTCAAAACTTACTGATCCGCCACCAACAGGTAGCGAACTTACTCTTGAACGAGTGACTGCCAACAACTCCAAACCACTTGCGTAACACAAATCAGCTAAATACCCTTGTGTCTGTTCGTCCATGAGTTCATACTTGTAAGGAACCGCAGCTTTGTACACACAGAAACCTTTTGCTTTAGGCGTAGGTATCAGTCGCAACTGTTTGGCGTTGTGGTCATATTCCCACCCTGTTTCAGTTCGGTACAACCAGTGTTCAAACTTCTGTTCCAGGATAGTCATAAGCGAAGGGTTATGCCATACCGTGTCTAAATCCATTGTGCCGGGACTGTAGTTTTCGACTGCACCAGTTCGTCCAACCATTGCGGAAACATTTACTGTTGAGAACCAACAATCGGCTATCCGAACAACATCTTCCTCCACAGTATACAAACTTTTCCCCGGAACCAAGGCTATGTCATAGTAGGCGTAGGCGGGTTTCAGACGAACTAATTCCCTTCCAGCTGATTGCACAAGTTCTTGTAGGGCTTCATCTGAAATCTCCGATGTCTTGGGGTTCCCTAGTCGTAACCTAAGCGAATTCAACAACCCATCCATTAGTTCACCGCCCCGCAAAAGTCTTAGTCAGCCGGAGGAAACACAGGATCCTTCGATACCGTAGGTACTTCTTCAAGCACTCGATGATACCGCTTTGCCCAACTATCCTCCATAATAATTGTTCCATCAGGAACAACTTCACGCTTTACACCTTGTTCATCATAAACAATTTGCAAAACGTCCGTTTTATTACGATACCTTTTTCTTGCCATCTTCTTTTCCCCCTACATTTGTCTATTTTGATCTACTATTCTTCTAAAGAGGGACCATGACGATCCCTCTTCAAATTCCTTTACTTAACTTACCCCTGCGTGATGGTTACGGTTGCGTAGTAATCAGTGATTACAGGTTTGCGTGCGAACCGGGTCATTACACCACGTCTAGGCGTAAAGTCGTTCGGGTCAAGCATAATTGGGGTCGTGTACAACGGGATGTACGGAGCATACACGTAGCCAGTTTCAAAGAACGTGTTTCCTTTGTAACCAAGCAACATGGTATTCGGCTTCATACCGGGGTCTTTGTACACGGTGAAACGATTGCGTAAGACGCCGAACCGTTCTACACCTTGACCAGCTCCACCTACCCATGCTTCATTCAACTCTCTGTAACCATCGAGCTTTTCAAGCAATGTGCAGGTATCGGGGTCAGCGACAATCCAATTAGCGTTTTGGAACCGCTTGCGGTAAATCAAGTTGTTCGCATCCAAAATTGCATGGAACAACGTTTGTTCGTATTCCCGCTGGGAACCAGCATACGTAGAATTACCATCATCATCAACAGGCATAGAGCTAGACCAGTTTACATTACCAGCGGAAGCTACCCGTAGCAAGTGGTTGATGATTAACCGGTCAATCTCACGAATAATTTCATTACCCATGACAGTTAGCAATTCGTTTTCAGCACTTAAACCGTGGTAAGCCATCAAGTCCTGTTGGGATTCAAGCGTCCACTGGGCTTTGAGCTTCTTGGTTTCGGCTACAACACTATCGCTAGTCATAGACAACTTCATTTCAGCCACACTATCGTCACCTTCAAGCGGAGACAATTGGTAATCAATCGTAACAGCCGCTGCGGTTGCAGGATCTGTGGTAAACGTAATTTCATTACCATCAATAGTATAGCCACCAGCAAGGACTACGCCATCAATGTACACGATTTCCGAGTTTCCAGCAGGCGTGTAGTCTAATTCATAACCATCTTCACTAGCTGTTTCTCCGGACTTCTTAATAATTTCACCACGAACCATTCCACCAGCATATTTCGGGTTGTGTCTCAAGTCAACACGGTCACCAACACTAGAACCATGACGAGCGGTGTTGTACAAGAAATCCAAATAGAAAATCAAAGCGGTGGGCTGAATCATTGGTTGCACAGAAACAAGTTCTTGAGCAATTAGATTCGGATACACACGTCTAATGAGCGGAAACGCATACGTAGTAAACGTAGCCACATCTTGAGAAGTGGTAGCTTCAGTCAATGCCCAACGTTGTGCGTTGTCAAGCAAGTTTTCTAAAACAATGCGGTCAGTGCCTTCCAGTCCTTCAGTCAGATGCGACCATCGTGCTTGACGAGCGGTATTCTCAGCCAAAAACGAAGGAGCATCAATCCCGAGCTGTTTTCTTAAAGCTTGTAGTTCTTGTGTCACAATCCATTCCTCCTTTTTAGTTGCTTAGCCTTATTTTAGACCGGCTAAACGTCTTTGTTTGGCTTTAAGCTCGTCTAGTTCTGGGGCTTCTTCGCCCTCTTCTAAATACTCGCCTTTGCCAGTAGGTACTTTAGTTCCTTCAAGCAAGGCAGTAATAAACTTTTCTTCCTTACCAAAGGCTTTTTCCACTTCCTCTTCAGAAACACACTCAAGTAGTCGCTCTCGCAATTGCTTTTCAAAACGGTGTCCTTTGACGAGTTCGTCAATCTTGGCGTGAGCCTTAGCACGATTGGCAGATTCGGTCACCTGATTCTGAAGTGCCTCAAGCTTGGATTCGAGAAGCTCAATCTGTTCTTCTCTTTCTTCCACAACACTTCGTAGAACCTGCACCTTGTCGTCTTCCGATTCTTCTAGCACTTCGGTGCTAAGCAAAGGCTTAACAGCTTTTAGAACTTCATTGACAACAGCGGTGTTCCGTGCGATTTCTTCAGATTCCATAACCTTCGCAGTAATAGCTTCTTCTTTTTCTTCCAGTGCAACAGCAAGCTTTGTTTCATACTCGCTTTCCAATTCTTCCCGCACTTGTTTTTGCGTGGATTCGAGAACCTCCATACGGACAGATTCCTTAATCTCTTCAACAAGTTCGGGGTACTCTTTCATCAACTGTTCTACAGTCATGCTCTCTTCCCCCTCCTTAAAATCGTGGACTTTTCCATCAACATTAGATTCATTCAATACTGCATCAATACCGTTCAATCTAAAGTCGTCTTGTATAATAGCAACCTGTCGTCCTCCAACATCAGATATAATTCGAGTTCCTTGTCCTCTAGTGGACATCCCGATACCTACGCCGGAAATCAACAAGCCATACAAATCTCGTCCACTCTCTGTCGGTAGTACGTCAGCTTCAAACCACATTAAGTCACCATCCATCCACAACTTCGTGAACTTAATTGCAGCATGCTTTAACCTACCGCTTCGTGGTGTTTCCGGATGGTCCAGTTCCCCCAGCAATTTGCCTTCAGCAATATCTTTCTGTGCTTCATGTACTGCCTTGGCTAACGTTTCCACAGGGTACAGACGGTTATTCTTATTAACAATTCCACCACGACTTGCAATTCCTCGTATCTGAAGCAACCTGTGCGGGTTCTTGTCCTGTTCCGATTCTTCTAGTATCTCGATGTCATGAAAATGCGGAGCACTGCACAAACTTGTTTCAAACACCTCTTCCGATTCCATTAAGAAACCGAAACGCTTTGTTCCTTGTGTTGTAGCCATAACCCTCCCCCCTTGTTTTTTCGTAACTGCTGGACATGGTATGCTTTGACCCGTGCACCTATTGCGTGCCAATACGTCAAATCCTTAGACAGTGGGTCCAACCACTTCGGCAGATACGCACACGTGTCGGTGAACTTCTCTAAAGCAGAGTACTGTCTAACAGCCTTTTCTACAACATCATCACTTTGCTCGGCTTGCCTGATTTCAAGCAAATATTCTGAAGCCTTAGACAAAACATTCCAATCTAGTAGTTCAACCCTATTATATTCAGGAAAATCCGAATCTCGTTCTTTTTTCGACTTCCCTCGTCTCGCCAAGTACCACGCTAACCAAATCAACCCCAACTTCTTCGCATCCCTTGCCGAAGCTGGTCGAATGTCTAGGTCAATAACAGCTGGTTGCTCGTACTCTATTTCTAGACTGCATTGACAATTAGACAAGCATTGCGTGTATCCTGATCGTGGTGTGGTGGGAAGTGAATCCGGTCGATAAGGACCACCTAACGCTAAGTCTACA